ATATAACATATCAATGTTTGTATTAGAAACATTGTTGTCGTACCATAGTTTACCTTCAACTGCTGTTCCAGTAATTGCTGTTGCACTTGCTTTATAAACAAGGTCTGCAAAGTTACTGTATGTACCTTCTGTTACATTAATATCGCTTGGGTCAAAACCTGCTACGTTACCAGCGGCAACTTTAAGATCTTTACCATCGCTAACTGTAAATGTAATTTTACCACCATCGTTACTTGCAACAATGTTAGTTGCTGAAGCACTTGATATAGCATTATTAATATCTGTTACCATATCATCTGCAGATGCGTCACCGTTGCCGTCACCGTCAGTACTAAATGTTACAGGTATTGCTGAACCATCATTAACAAAAAGGTTAAGTGACACTTTGCCTGCGTGTGCGGCAACTGTAGTAGCATTGTCGGCTACTGCTGTACTTGATGCAACTACTAATGATGTTGCTCCTGTATGTTTAGTAATGTTTACTGTAGCAATATTGTTTTCACTATCAACGTCACCCCATAAGTCGCCTGCGGCTGGAGTTGTGTAAGTGTTTGTATAAACTGAACTTGAAAGTCCGTCTAATACTAAACTACCTGCAACCCACTGCTTAGTGGTTGAGTTGTATGATTTGATTGATACTGTTGAACCGCTGTTTGCGGCTGTTGTTCTAATATGAATGTCACCTGCTGTTAAGGCACCGCCACCACTTTTTACAGTAGGTATTGCTAAGTGTGACTTCCATTGCATGTCACCTGCTGATCCGCTTATTGCTGACGACCAACCTGATGAACCAATGTTTTTCCAATCTCCGGAAAGTTTTTCCCAGAATTGAATAGTTGTTGCTGTTGTTCCTGTGCTTGTGAAGTATGTTACTGCGATATCGCCGTTAACTCCGTAAGCATTTTTTGGATCACCTGCTACATCAATATCTGATGCTAAAGGTGTCTTTACAGTTACCTTGTCCCATGCAGTTCCTGAATGTCTATAGATACCCCAAGAAGTGTTTGCTGTATCAACCCAATATGATCCGTTATCAACGGATGATGTTGGTGCAGTTGCACTTGGTTTAAGATCATCTAAGTCCATGTCCGCTCTAAGAACGTATGCTCTATTGGCTATTCCTAAAAAACTGTATGCGGCCATTAAACCGTATTCATTTCTTTCGTCACCATGTAGAGGCGTTGCACCCGAAGTTTGAAAACTTGGGTTACCATAAGATTGTAATAACTCTCTTTGGCTTGTAATTTGATATAATTTCCCTGCGGTTGCACTTGTTGTGTATGAAGCAGTTGATACTCCGTCTGGTCCGGTTTTATCTTGTGATGTTGCAATAACGATCAAAGGTACAGTTCCGGCTCCAGCGGCGGCGTAAAAACTTTCGTCTGTTACACTTACACTTACACCTGGGCTAACTAAAGTTGCCATATGTTTCTCCTAATATATTAGATACTAAACTAATAGTTTATGTATGCAAGTATTTATCTAATTATTGGAATTATACGGGTTTACAAGAATTTGTTAGGTATTAGGTGGTATTATACTATTTTAAGTGCTGTTTTAAACTCGCCAGTTTTCCAATCTCTAATGTTTGCTACTTGATCTTGGAGATCTTCGAATGTGCCGTTATTAGAAATAATATAGTCTGCTGGATAGCCTGCCCAGTTCCATTCACTTTCATGAACATCTCTATACTTTGTTGTCATAATTTTTCTGCTTACAACATTTTCGTGTGCCGTTTTTGCTGTTTCAAACCATTCAGGCAAAGGACCACGTTGTATCCAAATAATAACTCCGCCCATGTTTTTGATTAAATCTAATTCGTTTCTGAATCTGGCATCGCTTACAACAACACAAGGATCTGCTTTATGCTGTTTAAGTAGTCTATACTCTAAACTGTTTAACCAAATATCTGTATTAAAATGGTCACGCATTACTTCGGTGCCCATTAACTGTAGTGCAAGTCTTGGTGTAAAATTAGGAACACCTAATTTTTTAGTCCAAAACATATCGGGGGTTTCTCTGAATTCTCTGCCCTCAGTAGTATCGCCTTCGAGTAAAGTTCTATCCCATCCAAATATGTTAGAACACATATCTTTAAGTGGGGCGGCAAAACTATCTTGAGTACAACCTCGACTAACAAACTCACTGGCTACAGTATTTTTTCCTGAGCCAATAAATCCTACAAGTCCTATAATCATTAATTATCCTATTACAAATCCTAAAGGCATGTTACCTTCTTCCATATTGTGTAAAGATTCTTTTAGGTTCAACAATTCCTGTTGTCCTTCAGCCTTTAAGGCATCTCCGTTTAACTGTATGGATCCGCCGGCACCAGGTAATCCTGATACATACTTACTTCTTGCTTCACCTAACATCATTTTACTCATTGCAAGTGCATACGAACTTAACCAGTTGCTGGCTAAAACGTCTGATAATAATACTGATTCGGGTATAAAGTTATATATACCTACAGCAATTTCTTCTTCGTGTTTGATATTTCTTAGTATCTTAAGAACTTTTGTGTTCCTATTCCATAAAAAATTATATTCGCTACCAAAAATACGTCCAATAGTTTCTTTGTATTGTGCAAATGCATCAAATGTTGCAAGTCCGCCCATTTGGCCTGCTTGTAACATATACATATTATTAAATGCTACATCAAACGGATCAAAGTTTGTTCCGCCTCCGCTATTTGTACCTATACCTCTACGGTATATACGTCTAACTTCCTGTACTTCACTTGGTAATGTATACTCAGTAACGCCTTCTTTGGTGTTTACAAAGAGCAAACTCTCTTCAACACTACCTTCACTTAGTTGTCTATATAACGCAAGTGACTTATCGATGGCGACATCGTAATGTTCTCGATCAAGTTCGACATCAACTATCCCGTCTGCAAGACGTATTTGTATCTCTCGAATGAGATCTTCTCTACTGGTATATCCTATTTGATCTTTTGGCATACTACTATTTATCAGAAAACTTACTTTCTAATTAAAAAGTCTGAAGTATAATTGTATTATCGTTGAATCTACCATTCATTTTAGTTGCGGTAGTTTTAATTGCTTCAAACGATTTTTTACACTTTAGTTTTCCGGTATTTACAAAATCCTTAATCTGTTCTGGTGGCTTTCTTAATGTTTTTTGTACACTTTCATCTTCGTTATAATCTTGTAATGTTGTGCCTTTGACCATAATGCCTGTTCCGGGTCTTTGCATATTTTTTGGGTCAACCTCTTTTGCTTTGTATACACCTATCTTACGAGTCTTAGTATTGTATACCCAAACTTCATTAGCATACACAATATCAGTTGACGGAGCACTTGCTATGCCTAATGTACTATCGTTTACCTGGCACTTTAATTTTGCTACTATCTTCTCTTTAGACCGTGCTTTAGGCTTACGAGCCTTGCGTGTAGTCGCTTTTGTTTGAATAATAGTATCACAAGCAGTATTAATAGTTTCGTAGAACTGTAAAAACGCCTTACGTTTCTTAACATCAAAGCCACTGTATGCTTCTTTAAGGTCGTCATCTTCCCATTGTACTACTTCAATTGCTTCTTGGTATCCGGCCTCAAATTGTGCCGCAATAATTTTAGCATGAGGTCCTTTAATTTCTGGTACATGGGATTGCATGGCTTTGTAAGGATCAAACTCTTTAATTGTTTTGGTGCCATCTACAAGGCAATCTAAAAAGTATTCAAAATCACCGCATATATCAGTTACCTGATCTGTCATGCGTTCTTGTATACTAATTACTTTTTTAGGAGCCTTTTCTGCTTTCTCCTGTTTTACTGCAATAACTTTGTTACCTTGCTTAATCCACTCATCTTTTCTTTTTTGGACATGTTCTAATGTGTTATTAGGAATCCAGCCAAGTTTGTGGTTAATAAAGAATACTGATGATGTGGCACCAAATGCCCAATCAGGACATTTAAGTATTGTAGCAATCTCATCTTTGTCCCATCCGGACGAATCTTTAATCCAATCTCTACAAATACCTTGTTTCTTTTTATCTGCTACTTCAGTTCTTACAAAGTACTGGACGTCTTGGTATGCTTTTTCCCTAAGTGCTTCATCCGTGATGAGCTTTAACTTTGCCCAATCGGGTTCAGGGGTAAAATAAACGTTTTTTGCCTTTCTCTTTGCCATATGTGTGTTTCTCTCAGTTAATCAAACAAATCAGGATCTGGTGTTAAGTACATCAATCGTACCGCTTCAGGCCAATCTTTAAATCCTTCAATGTTATTTTTATCTTTAAGGACATGTTTTTCCTTAAAAAACTGAGTAATACTTATCATACCGATAAATTTTCCTGCTTTTTCACCCGCTTTAAACGAATAAAATGAGTTTAGTGCTATGAATAACACAAATAGTAAATAATGTAATTCCACTGTATTCTCCTATATTTTTATATAGTATAGCAGGTTTTAACTATTTGTCAACAATAATTTTATTTAGGCCCCATGACTTCTTAATTGACAGGAATTGGTACTCCATGTGATCGTCAAATGTTTCTGGGAAGTGGTTGTATCGGTCTTCAATAACTACTTGATTGTTATTAACTTTGCCGAGTAAGTCAGATGTTAAAGTGTATGTAACTGGTTCTGTTATATATTTTCCATACTGTTTTATATATAAATTTGTTAGATGCTTATAGTCAGTTAACACCGAATCATCTATGTTGAATTCTTGTTTTGCAAACGTGGAGATGTCGTTGAGGAACTCGTCCATGCTGTCTGTTGCTTGGACCAAAGGAACCAATGTATTAATTGTGCCATATCCAATGTTAGGCATTTTTCCAATTGATCTATCAATGTAGCCTAACTTATACCATCTATGATGTAGCTCAGTATATTCGTCAGCCCATGATTTAATTTGCTTGTTGTTGGCCAGTAAGTAATCTAATAACTTGTTATAAAATGTAGTATAGTTTACACCTGTTTTGTGTATATAATCTGCTAACAGTATAGCCAATCCTAAACTATGAGCACCAATTAAAAACCAACTAAATATTGACGTTCTTAATAACTCACTGTTATTCATTGAACTTGTACTTTTAATAACTTCAATACTTTCTGCAATGCCTTCTTTAATTTCTTC